GGGTTGCTGTGCCGAGTGCTTACGCATTCATGCTCCTATCAGCGGTTGGTGGAAGGGTGATGCTCGTTGCGGTGATCCCAGTCTTGCGCCATCAAGGGTGCAGCGCGTCGGTTCCGAGCCAGCACGCGAACGCGAGCCGGCTACTGTCGAGACAGGGTTAAGGGTGATGCGAACCCAGGCGTTGCACCTGGGCTTTACTGCGGGTTACGTCAGGCGGCGAGTGCTTCGGCCTGGGCCGAGTCGTTCGCTGCGGGTTCTTTCTTCGGCGCGGGTGCGTGCTGTGCCCAGGCCGTGTCCTCCACGTCTACGCCCAGGGCACCACGCACCGGCATGATGACGCCGACGAAGTTGTTGTACTTGCTGGTCACGAGCACGCCGCCCTCGCCGTTGTGGTGGAGGTGCATGTCGATCGACTTGCCAGACTTGCTCTTGCCGTTCATCGTCTCGATACACGACGCCATGCGAGCGAGGAGTGCCGGGTTGACCTGTGCAATCACGCGCGACACGCGGGTAGGGATCACGCGGCGATAGTCCGGGAATTTTCCGTCGAGCGGCGCGAACACACGCATTTCGGATGCGCCCACCTGGAGTGTCCAGCGCCCTGCGTCGTCCGGGCCTGCGAGAACGCAGTCAGTGGACTGTACTTGCGTTGCGGTGGCCTTGATGCCGTCGAGCACGTCACGCGGGATGACGAACTCGACCGGCGCGTCACCGGCAGGTACGTCGTTGTCCTGCTCACTGCGAATCGCGGCGAGCATGTGCCCATCGGCGGCGACGCAGCGCGTCTCGTTGACCCACGCCTGGACGAGCACGCCGTTCAGGTAGAAGCGGATGTCGCCCTTGGCCGCGACCTGGAGGGCTGCCTTCAAGGTGCGGAGCGGAACGTTGATTCGGTACTTGGTAGTCATGCTGCCTTTCCTCTTGCTGGTTGGAGTTAGAGTGCGCGAGCGGCTTGCTGTGCATCGCAGTGGTTATTCCACTGGTCGGCTGCCTGGGCCATGCGAGCGAGTTCCGATCTAGCTGCGGTCTTGCCTTCCTCTGTGCCGTCCTCCAGCACAGCGATGTAGACGCCGAGCAGCGAGGCCCACGTGGGCGGGCCTAGCTTGACCGTCTGGGTTGTGGAGTCGGGCGTTCCCGATTCACGCGGATACTTGGTAGTCATAGTGCTGCCGTTCTTCAGGTTGATGGAAATCGAGCGAGAGCGCCCGTTAGAAGGTAGACCCGCTACCCTCCGGCTGGTGCTCTCAGCGTGTGCCGCCGACGAGGTGGTCGATGACATCTTGCGAGACGGTTGTCGATCCGTGCGTGCCGACCCACTCACGCACGTGCCGGTCGGTGGTCTTGCTGTAGAACTGATCGGTGACGAGGTATCCCACGCCAGGGCGATACGCGGCAACAGCGCCTGTGTAGGAGAACAGGACGATGATGCCGTTTGCAAACGTCACTTCGGCCTGATTCGGGCCAAGTGCTTTCAATTTCATGAAATGCTCCTACTTTGGTTTGAAGTGAAATTCAAGCCGGATTGTAGACGCACCGCGTAAGCGTTCTCTATGGAAAGCGCTTACGTGGACGCCCCGAAGGGCGCACGCGATCATTGCCCGTGTTAGAACTGGTAACGCAGCCAGAAGGCCACGACACCGCCGCTGCGTATCTTGCTCGGGAACGCCGTAGCTTCGAGCGAGAACGCTCTGTAGCCGATGCCCAATGTGGGCAGCGCGACTAGGCCGTCGTAGCCCGATCCGCGCATGTAGCCGCCTTTCAGCGCCACGTTGGCATGGAACCCTTGCGGGTTGCCGAACGTGAAGCGATAGCCGACGTAGGCCATGCGCGCCTGCTCGCGGAAGCTGTCGCGGTACGTGCCCGCACCGACCAGCCAGCCGCCTTGTTCAAACTCCAGGCCGAGGCCGGGGTTCTGTTCGTTGAGGTTGTAGCCGCGCTCGTGACGGCCCTTCCCGTCGAAGTGGTACAACCCGCCGTAGACAAGCAAGGACGCATCCACGGCATAGGCGGGAAGGGCGGCAACCAGCAGCGACGCGGCTGCGATCAGGCGGCGCGCGGTGTTGTTGCGAATCACGGTCGCCTCCTTACATGCCGCGCATTGCTGCGCAGATCGAAGAAACGCTGTACGGCGCGCCGTCCGGTGTATGCGTGATGCCGGACTCGCGCAGTTCGTCCAGCATGTTTAGAGCGGCCTTCTCGCGGGTGCCCGAGCAGTTCCGCACGTGATCCAGCGCCATGCGGTACAGCCCTTCGTCGTTGTTGATCCACAAGGAAACGTTCCAGTGGTTCCAATTCTTGTGGCCGTTGTACTTGCTCATGCCGCCACCCCGAACAGTTCAGGCCACTCGGAGCGCTTGGCAGTAGTGCAGGCCAGGGCGTACGTGCCAGACACGTTCTGTACGTACAGCTTGTGTTTCATGAGACCCGTGTCGAGGAAGGCGACACACGTCTCGTAGCCCATCTGCGGCATCGGATACATGCCACAGAGAGCGCGGGCGCGTTTCGCACTGATCTTTGCCTCGTAGTCGAGGCCGTAACCAGTGATGGAGCGGGCGTGTTCTGTCATGGTCAGCCTCGCATCGCTTCAAGGCCACCGAAGCGGCCACGGATAACGACGGCGGCGTCAGCCGGGTAGGCACGCATCCATTGGATTGCATCGCGGAACGATGCTGCACGGTGGGAATAGAACTCGCCTTCCCACCACACATGAACGACGCGGCCCGTGAGGGCTTGTCGCACTCGTTGAATTAGCTTGTTCATCGCTACTTTCCTTTTACAAGGGGTTCATCGGATTGAATGGACGGCGCCGAGGCACCGCCACTCTACAGAGAACGTCCAGTGCAACGACACGCAGGTCGGCCTAGGCGCTGTCGATAGAGCCCTGCATGGGCAGGTCATGTAAGCCATCAGAACGCTCTCACCGAGAGCAAGAGCGCTTTGATGGCTGCCCTCGCTAGACCACGCACAGATACCGCTGATGCAGGTCTGTACGTGAGCCAGAAAGGGCCTCCGTGGTCGGATTCCGATGTGCGGCCAGCCATCGCCAGGGCTATGCCCGGGACGCGGAAGGCAATGCACACATCCGACCGTGGTTTGTGGTGTTACTTGCGAATTGTTAAGGAGCGGTTCAGCCCAGGGCGCGCATCGCGCATCCCGTCGTATTTCTTGGTGTACTGCCTGCATGAGGCAGTGACGACAGTATCACATTTTCGCGTTACGCTGTCAACTGCCTTGCATTGTCCCGTATGCGTCTCTGCAATCGTCGCACGCAGTGCTCCCTTGGTCCCGAGCAAACGACGGGAGGTGAGCCTTTGGCACGTACTACAGAGACACATTGTTAAGGAACGATGCCGATGCAGCTTCGCTACACCGTGGACCGAATCGTCTCATACATCCGACGTTCTGTCAACTGCCTTCGTTGTCCCGCCCTACTAGCTCCAGGCCGGGTGACACTATGGTCTAGCCCTTGTGGCCCTTTCGTTCCCCTGTACACCGTCGCCGGTAACAGCCTTGCGGTACAACGTGGAGCGAATCTTCTCATGATCCGGGCGATGTGTCAACTGCCCTGTTGTGTCCCGTGCCCTAGGTGTTGACCCTAGGTCGCTCCGAAGTGGTGCATTGTTACGGGAGGTAACAGGCTCGTCAATCTGTGTGGGCGCCACTTGCAGCACTTCTAAATCAGACCTGCATTGTTCTGTATGGACACCGTGGGCGCTGCCTGTCCATCGGCTCAGTTACTGCCCCCGTGGCTCATCCGCATCGTTCTGTAGGGCCGTTCCGCTGGCTGTCCTGTTGTCCCGTAGCCCATACGTGGCCGGTTTACCTTACAGATCGCTTTCTATCTGCGGTGCTTGTCGGTGTCTGTCCGATAGCGCTGCTGCCTGTTTCCTGTCCTAGGTGCCTGTCCTGCTGTCCCATCGGCTCCCTGTCCCGCGCCCTGTCATCTTCCTGGCATGTCCCCGTGTCCCACGGCTAACAGATGGGCCGGGCTGCTCTCTGTCTTAGGGGAACACGAAATGAAAGAGGAGATAGATGGCGCGCACGCGCACGCCCGATTGCACGGCCAGCCAATCCAGCACCCAGCGAGAACGCTGCGCAGGCAACAAGCCAGCACGGCCGCACGAAACGCCTTTGAGGCGATTACAGGCCCTACAAGCCATTACAGCCCCTTGGACACCCTAGGGTAGCGGCACGCCTATTTGCGTCGATCCTGGGCCTTCCTCGTGGCTCGTGGCCGCATGTATGTCCCGCGTTGTCCCGTGCATCGGCTGCAATTCCATGTATTTCGCCATGTGTCCCTTGCCTCATGCAGGCAGTAGAACGCTGCGCAGGGTTGCATGTCCCGTGGGAAGGTCGCCACAGGCCACCCTCCAATTGCTCAGGCCGAGGGCCTATGGGGGGGCAATGGCGGCACGCGAGCGGCGCGGAGCCTGCGCGGATTACCGGATCAAATTTGGTCCGGTCGCCTATGCTGGAACTCTCGTGAGGAGGCTCCATGACGCTCAACGATGTCCTGCGAGCCTTTGAATCTCTTGGCAGCGACGAGGACGAGTTCCTTCCCGCCTACGAGGCAATGACAACGCTGGCCCGTCTCATGGTGGACGAGTCGATGCCGCAGGCCACCCGCCTCGCACTGCTCGATGTCGGCGCGACCCTCTGGCGGCTCGGTCTACATGAACGTCACCGTCCAACGTAACTCGTTCCCGCCGTTGTCCCGCACGGGACATTGTGAAGATGACCAGGGCAAAACAGCGGTAGAGCAGAGCGCGTAAGCCCTTGATTTTCAAGGGCGTCGCGCGTCGGCATGCCTTCACACGGCAGGGGTCACAGGTTCAATCCCTGTACCACCCACCAAATTTCGTTGATAAATCAGGCACTTAGCGAGGCGCCTGATTTCTCACGTCTGTGTCCCTTGCGCTCGCGGGACAAACGCGGGACAATGCAGTCTCCGAGTAACACCGCGAGACAACATGGGTACCGTATTCCCCCGCACCGATAACGCAGGCAAGACCACGTATCAGGCCAAGGTCCGGCGTAAGGGCTTCCCGGCCATGTCCAAGACGTTCCCGTCGCGCGCAGCGGCTGAACGCTGGATCATCGAGCGCGAGGCGGAACTCTTTAACGGGACGGTCAGTGTCCCGTCTGCCGCCGTCAAATCCACCACACTCTCCGACCTGATCGACACGTACGTCGTCGAGGTCACGCCGCACAAGAAGGGCAAGGATGTCGAGGAGACGCGCCTGCGCGCCATCCAGCGATCCGACATGGCCCAGGTTCCGCTGGCCGACCTGGCGGTCCAGATGCTCCGGTCGTACCGCGACGAGCGGCTGAAAACCGTCGCCGCCAGTACGGTGAACCGAGAGCTGAACCTCATAAGCCACGTCATCGACACGGCCCGGAAGGAGTGGGGCATCAGCGCCGGGGCGAACCCCGCCAAGGAAGTCAGCCGTCCGAAGAATCCGCCGCCGCGTGACCGCCGCTTGTCCCCGAAGGAGCAGGTGGCCCTGTTCGCGGCGTGCGCCGACACGCGGGGTGGATACCTCCGCCCCATCGTCGAGCTGGCCCTGGAAACCGGCATGCGCCAGTCCGAGCTGGTCGGTTTGGAGTGGGAGCGCATCAACCTCGCCAAGAGGACGATCCGGCTGATGGAAGGCCAGACGAAGAACGGGCACGGGCGGGCCGTCCCGCTCTCGCGCCGGGCGGTCGAAGTCCTGGAGGCCATCGCGCCGGAGGCGGAGCGCCACGGGCGGTTGTTCCCCGACCTGACGACCGAGGCCGTCAAGCGAGCCTTCATCCGCACCTGCGCACGGGCCGGTATTAAGGACTTTCACTTCCACGACCTGCGGCACGAGGCTACCAGCCGCCTGTTCGAGAAGGGCCTGAACGTCGTCGAGGCGGCGAGCGTCACGGGCCACAAGGACACCCGCATGCTGATGCGGTACACGCACCTGGACGCCTCTAAGCTGGCCGACAAGCTCGGGTAGCCCACAGCGCATGCCTTCCCTTGCCGAACAGGAAGTCGGTCAGGTAGGCCAGCGGCTCACCGTTGCTCTCGGTCACGTCCACACCGGCACCGTCCAGGATGAACAGCGCGGCGTGGACGCACTCGTGACACAGGGTCTGTAGCCCGCCGCGAAACACGCCGACGCACACCGTGTCGCCGCTCCAGTCGCAAAGCCCGTAGACGCCCTCTGCGGGCTTTTCTCCAAAGAGGGTAGCCCAGGCAGTCCTGGACCGAATAAACGCTACCTTGGCCCCGTACGGAGTCTCCACGGGGCTGTTCATTACTTCTCCTGAGCCCAGGCTCGCAGTGCGGCCTTATCGGCGTTGCACACGTCCAGAGCGGCCTGCTCGGCTTTGAGCCAGTGGCCCAAGCCAGCGTTGGTGCGCTCGGTCGGTTCGTCGGCGTGGGCGCAGTCCGCCAGGAGGTCAGCGGGCGGGAGCAGCCGCTCCACTTTGACCACCGGGGCGCAGGCTGTCCCACACAGCGTCAGGCACAGCAGCACCAGCCCAAGCAGGGTTCGCTTGTAGTTCATGGTCGAGCCTCTGTTGTTGCGCCTCGGCTGCCTTCCGTGCTGCGGTCAGTGCAGCGTTGCGGGCAGCCAGGGAGGCTTTGGTTGATCGAAGGTCCGCGCGCAGGGTGTTGTTCTCGGCTGCGGCGGCTTGGAGGGCGCTCTCCGCAGACGCGGCCTTGTGTACGGCGCGCTGGATCACGAAGAACTCGCCCAGGCCGATAGTCGCCAGCACGGCGACCAGCACGGCCAGGATTCGGGTCGAAAGGGTCATAGGGCCTCCGGCGTGAGGCACAGCTCCCGCTCGGCGGCACGTCGCTTGACGAGGCCGGGGAGCTTCTGCCCGTTGGCGTACACCCACCGTGGCAGCTCGTTGCATGCGCCTGTGCGGTCGCCAGCATTGAGCTTGCGGAGCAGGGTGGACTTCCGGTAGTTGGTGGGGCCGACGTTGAACACGAAGTCCGTGTACGCGGCCAGCTCGTTCTTGTTCAGTGGGGTGGTCGTGTACCGGAGGACATGGCCCGCTGCTTCCGCCATGTCCTCGCGGAACCACTGGTCGCACTGCTCGCGCGTCGCGCGCATGCCGCGATAGACGCCCTTGGTGTGCCCACGGCAGATGGTCGGCACGGCCCATCCGTACGCGGGGTCCGGATAAGCCTCGTAGCGTGTGCCCTCGAAGTACGCCGCGAAGGGCGTGAGTACCGCGAGGGCGGCAGCCACCAGCGCCGCAGTTGCCCGCTTGATGGCTGCGTTGTCCATCAGGCGAGCTTCACAGTCTTGGCCGCGTCCTCGGCAGGGGCCACAGCGTTGCAGGCGTTGGCGCACGCGATGAAGAAGTCGCGCAGGGCTTGTGCCGAGGCTTGCCCGGACACGCCGTAACCCGCCTGGACTTCCACAGCGGAGATTGCGCGCGCCGCATCGACGCGCAGGTCAAAGCCGTTCGTCACGTAGGGACCGACGTTCGGCAGCTTTTCGTACAGCATGGATTACCTCCGGTATTTGTTGAACAGGGAGCCGCCTCGACGCGAGGGGCCAGATGACATGCGGTTGTAGCCAAGCGGGTTCTTCTGCCACTCGCGGAACTGCGCTTCCTGCTGTTGCTGGATGGCGCGCTCCTGGCTGATGCCCATTTGCGTGACCCAGTACCGCACCGCCGACGCGAGAGAGTCCAAGCGGTCGTCGTGCTGCAAGGCGTTCTTGTCGCGCGTGATGTGGGCGATCTGATGGAAGATCGAGTAGCTGGCCCGCTTCTCAGCGGGATAGGCTGCGAGGGACGCCGCCTCGTTGCGGGCGATGTCGTCGTTGAACACGAGAGAGCCGCGTGCGATGACGGGCTCAAGGGTGTCGATGATCCGCAGCTCCTTCTGGCCGGACTCCCACACCTCCTCAATGGCGCAGCCCTGGCCTTGGGTGGCCGGGTACTCAGCGCGCAGAATCGGCAGCCACGTGTGCAGGTACGCCCCGTTGCCGAAGTTCTTCTCAACGAGAATTCGGTTCACGCCCCACTTCACAGCGATGCGTGCGAGGGTGCGGAAGCCGGACGGGTCGAAGCCGCCCTTGATGCCGCCCACGTCCAGGACGTAGATCGTCCCGTTCAGGAAGCCAACTACGGCGTAGCCCGTCTCGTCACCGTTCTTGCCGCCGCCCGCAGGGTCAACGTGCATGACGACGCCTTGGAGGGCAGCGCGCTCGTCGGAGACGTGCGACGGTGTGGCGAGGGTGTACGTCGTCCCGTTGATTTCGTACTTGATCGTCTGATGCTCCAGGATGCCCGGAGTGATAGACAGCGGGAACACATCCGTGAACCGCATGGCTTGAATCTTGGCGAGGCGCAGCGGGAAGCGGTCAGCATCTGCCAGCTTGGTGTTCAGCATGTGCTGGAGCTGGAAGTAGCTCGGGCCTTGGTCGGCCTCCTTCTTCGCCAGGAACTCCTCGGTGCCAGCCGGAAGCTCGGTGTCGGTGGGTTGGCCTTGGTCGCCCAAGATGCCGCCACCGGTCTGCAAGTCCTCGTTTTCTTCGATGAGCCTGCGGATCAACGGGGCCAGCATGTCCCCGTAGTTCTCCATCTGCTTCTTGGTGGGGAAGCGACCCGGCCAGATGCGCACGGTGTAGCCGCGCCCAGGCAGCGTGTTGTAGATGGAGTTGATGGACTGCGGTGTTCCGAGGTAGACGATCCGCCCGGTCGAGCAGATGGAGGGGAAGTCCCGCGTCAGTTGCAGCAGCGTCTCACGCTGGTGCTCGGTCTGCGAGTTCTTGGCGGACTCGATGTCATCCGCGATCAAGAGGTCCGCACGCTTGCCCTGCAAGTTGCCGGTGACGCCGACGCACGCAACGCTTGGGGACTTGTCCAGACCCTTGAGCGAGTGGTGTACGTCGAACGCCTCGACGGATGTGCGGTCGCCCGCGTTGCGGTCGGGCCGCAGGCACTCCAGCTCGTCCATCGTCATGATGATTCGGACGATGAGCGTGGAGATTTCGTTGGCCTGCGTTCCGCCAGCGGAGATTACAAGGATGCGCAGCCTCGGGTCGTGGATGAGGCGCCAAACGGCGAAGGCTGCGGTGATGGTGGTTTTTGCCTGCCCGCGCTGTGCCTGAATCATCAGGTAGTGCGGCCCGTACTCCAGGAACTCGGCAATGTCCTCCTGGATGCGCGTGGTGGAGAACCCCAGTTCCTCCATCACGTCGTGAAGGAAAGGAACAAAGGTGGGGTACGCCTCGCGCAGGAGGTCGAGCATTGCCCATCGTTGGAGTGCGAGTTCTTCTGACTCGCGCGCCACTAATGGACGTGATTGAAGCTCTCGATGTCTCCGAGGTCAGCCTCGGTGATCGCGCCAGTGGATACGGTGGACTTCGCAGAGCGCTTCTCGCGGCGGGCGCGTAGCTTCTCTTGCAGGGCTGCCATCGTCGAGTTGTCCTCGATAACGGCGGTGATGCTGTTATCTTTCAGGAACTTGATCGCTGCGCCGATGTCGGCAGCAGACGCCTCGTTCTTTTCGATTCGGCGTTGCAGTTCTTTGGCGACGGCGGCGTGCAGCGACTCAAGTTCAGTCGTGCTCGCTTTGCTCACTTGAACCAGTTCCTTAGTGTCTCGATGGCCTTTGGCAGGCCGCCGATGATTTGGATGATGAGGTACGTGGCGGTCAGGAACCCTACGATCCCCGACCAAGGAAAGTTGGCGAGGGTGTATAGGAAGCCCCCGCCACCGAACATGGCCGTGGTCTTGGGATCGTGGTACATCGGTTTCCTTACCATACGGGCGTGATAATCACGTCGTTGGCAACGTTAGGGGTAATGATGTCGGTGAATGGCGTGGTATTGGGGCCGTAGTCCCACGACTGCAGACCACCCTTGAATCCGGTGTATCGGCACTGGAGTGCGTAGCCTCCCTTCTGGAACAGCATCGGATTGGTGAACAACGAACCCGCCACGCTGAGGTAGATGGTCAGGTACCACGAGTTCGCACCCGTGGTCCGATTGATGACCTGATAGACGGAACCATTCAGGAAAGACCACCCTCCGATCTGCGGCAGGTCCGATTGACCACCGCCGAGGTCGCGGCCTACCGCCGAGGCGATGAGCCGCCCGCGCTTTCCCCAAAAGTCGTTCGGGATTTTGATCGCGTCGGTTGTGCTCTTGCCACCCGACAGTAGACGCATCTGGAGAGACTGCGTGCTTAGGGTCGAGGCCGGGCCGTTTGGGAGCCCACACTCCGCAAGAATGTCTGCGGTAGAGATTGGGCCGCTGGTTGGCAGAGTCATCGTGCCTCCAGCGTACTGATGCGCTTCTCCAGCTTGACGACTCGACGAGCCAGCGCGACAGCCGCTACCAGGGCAGCCTCACCATACGAAACCATCAGCATGCCGTCGATGTTCTCGCCCACTGCGCGGGGGAATACCTTGTAAAGGCTCTGCGCGCTCACGCCAATGCGAGCTGCACCGCTCTCGATGTGCGTGTACCCGCCAGCCAGAACCTCTGCCAGCTTGTCCACCGTGTCCTCGGGGATGTCCTGCCAGTCCTTCTTCAACCGCTCGTCCGACGTACCAGACACAGGGCCGGAACAGGCCATACCCTGCGCAGCCTGCACGCTGAGGAAGCCCTGACCAGCGGTTGCGTTACCCCCGCTTGCAATGATTCGCGCATCGAAGTCGCTGCCGGTGCCGGAGGAGTGGAAATCGATGAACGGCGTACCTACTCCGCTCAGGCTGCCAATCTCCAGCGCCGCGTTTCCGTTTGTGCCTAGAGTCTCACCGATGTAGAGGCCAGACCCGATGTGCGCGGTCGTCGTGGCAGTGATGTCGCCCTCCACCTTGGTATTGCCCTTGAGCGTGTTCCCGGCAGGTTGAACATACAGGCCCCGGCTAGTGGGGTCAGTGACGTTCCAGAAGTTGGCGCCGGTCCCGAAGTAGAGTGCGTTGCCCCACCCATTACCCACAGAGCCGTACGCGCCGATGCCTGCCTTATCCGCCCCGTTGTTCCGGTAGGTCAGACCCACGGCGTAGCCGCCGACAGCTTGGTAGTCATCCCACGGGATGGTCTGCATCGGGTTGGTGCCGCCGCCGTTCAGGTGGGCGTAGCGGGCCTCCGTCCAGCCGCGTGTCGCCGCGTCCCCGCTTGCAACTGGGTCGCCCACGTTCGAGAGGCGGGACGTGCCGAAGTCCATCCAAACGTTGCTGCTAAACGTCAGCCGCTTGTCCACCTGATTGAATCCGATGGGTGTCCAGTCGGGGATTCCTGAGTCGTTGTAATGGGCAATGGCAGACGATCCGTTAGGGTCGCTGTAGAACTGCCAGACGGGCTGTCCAGGGTTCGCAACCGTACCGCGCATGATTGCGAGGCCGCCCGTCCCCGAGCCCACGTACGAGTACCACACGCCGTCCCGCTTGCCGCTCGCCGTGGCAAGGGCCTGATCGGCCTTGGTGTTGGCAGAGTTGGCAGTGTTGATGGCCTGAGTAGCCTTGGCGTCGATGCCTTGGGCAATGCTCTGCGCATTGGTGGCGATGTTGGTAGCACCGAGCGAGTTGTCCAGCGCTTGCTGCGCCTTGGCGTCGATGCCTTGGGCAACGGACAGCGCGTTGTTCGCGGTGCCCACTGCGGCGGCTGCGGTGGACGTCGCCGTGTTCGCGGTGGCGGTCGCTGCGTTCGCGGTGGCCGTTGCTGCCTGTGCCTCTGCCTTCGCGCTGTTTGCCGTATCGAGCGCAACGAGGCTTCGCTCAATTGCCTCAGAGGAGCCTGCGTTAATCGAATCGAACCGGTCAACCATTTCTGCGGCGGCGAAGATCGCTTGTCGCGCCATGAGGTCGAGGTTCTTCTCCGTCATGCTCGCGTTGGTGGTGAAGTCGACCAACGGCTGAGACTTTGGGGTGTCGCGGTAAATCACGACGTGGATGTACGAGGGCGGGGCCGGGAGCACCTGAATGGTGTTCGGGCCGAGCCATGAGAACGCCACAGTCTCCGTGTGGCCGGTGCGCGTGTCGTACGTGTACACCTTGATGTGCGACTTATCGATGTAGCCGCCACCAAAGTTGAAATCGAATGCGGTCTTTACCCCGTCACCAGGGATCGCTACCACGGAGTTCCGGTAGCCGTCCCCGGTGGACGAGTTGATCCACGGGTCCAGTGTGCCCATCGGATTCTCCTGTTGTGTGTCTTTGGGGGACACGAAAAGAGAAGGGCCACCCGAAGGTGGCCCGTAAGTTAGGGGGTATTCACAAGCTCGTTTGTTAGCGCCGTTCCGAAGATGGTGTTTGCGCCCGGCACCCATCGGGTTCCGTTCTTCACCTCCTTCAAGTAATCCACTGGATCGACACTGCCTTGCTTGTGGCCGGTGGCCGCGCCGTAGGCGATGTTGCCCACGGCGGACACACCGCGCCCGAGGTTCTGGAGGTAGCCCAGGGCGGCAATCGGGCCGCTGTTGCCGTGCGTCTGTCCACCGAACATCAGGGAGCCTGCGTCCATCGTGTCGGGCAGCAGACCCGCCATGTTGACCATGACGGCCACGCCGGTTGCCAGCTTGTACCCGGACAGGTTGTCCTTGAGGTACTTCTGGCGTTGCTGCTCCGACATGCCGATGGTGTTGGTGTAGACCTTGGCCTGATACAGCATCGCGCCCCAGGCCGTCGCAAACGCGAACGCCGTGTAGGTGTTCGAGTCGTTGATGAACAGGTTGCGCATCATCTGCTTCTCGGATGCCAGGAGGCCAGAGCGGCGGAACTGGCTCACGACCTTGCCGAGCGTCCCTTCGGCTGCCCAACGCGGCACCTCCCCGATCATGGCCCGCTGCATGGCCTGGAACGTCGCCCGGTGCAGTACGCCGATGAGGGCGTCAGCCGCGTGCTGGTCGTCCCACTTGTCCCAGTTGATCGCGTCGCCCTTGGCGCGGCCCGCGTCGTACTTCTGCATCTGCGCGCGGATGCGCTCGACATCCGAAGCCTGGAAGCCCAAGTCAGCGAAGCGGCGATCGCCCATCACGGACTTGCCCGTGGCGAGGTGCTGCCAGATTTCCTCAGTGATGGCCGGGAGCAGGCCGCGATGCACCATCTTGCCGACGAGGTTCAGGCCGGACAGGTGGTTCACCGCGTTGACGCCTTTGTCCATCATGCGGCGGAACGTGCTGCCCTCGGCCAATAGGCTCTCCGGTCGGAGGTGGCCTTCCGAGGTCTGCTGCATGTGGAGACGGTAGTCCACGCCCAGTAGGCTGCCCGCCTGTTCGGCCAGTTGCTTCATCAGCGGCGTGTCGATCTTCGAGAAGCCGGTGCCGAGCACCTTGAACAGCCCACGCACGCCGACCGCAGCAACCACGCCTGCGGCGTCGGCCAGGGCGTTGAAGCCGATCTTGCCCATCATCGACATGTGCGCGCCCATCTGGAGCATCGACGCCACAGCGGACTCACCGTTGTTCAGGCGGTCCTGGTGGCTGCGGATCAGGAAGTCGATGTCGTCGATTTCCTTGGGGCTCGCACCGTCGCGGCGCAGGGCTTCCTTGAGCGCGTCGATGTGCTCGATGCTCTTGAGGCCACGGCGGGCGAGGGCGATGTTGCCTGCGAACTTCGAGGCGTTGCCGGTCACCATGCGCCCGATGTCCGTGTCGAGGAAGTCCATCAGCGACACACCGTTGGGCGACTGCGCCAGGAGGTCGAACTCCGTGCGCGTACGGTCGTCCCGAATCTCCGCCAGCTTCTGCTTGAACGAGGAAATCATTTCCGGCGTCACCTTGGCGTTCTTCCAGTCCTCGGCCAGCAGGTCGCCAGCGATTGCCTGGAAGTGGTTGTCGGTGTGCTGGATTCGCTCCTCGGGGCTGCGCATCACCATGTCCACGTAGCGGTCGGTCAGGTTGCGGACCTTCTCCGCGACCTCGGCGTGCAACGCCTCAAATGCCTCGGGCGTCTGCGGCCCAACGTCACGTAACTTCGCCATCATCGGGTCCAGCACCTTCGCCATGTACTGCTCGCGGATCAGGCTCTTGAACTCGTTGAAGCGCGGTACATCGTTGTGGTATGCGTCCAGGATGCCCGCCCAGTCCCACCGGTACGGCATGTGGCCCTGCCAGCCCATACCGTTGTGGATGGCGGTGCCCAGTGCTTCACCGGCCTCTAGGGAGTCCTCGGTGATGTTGCGCCAGAAGCCATCGAGCGCAGCGGCCAGCTTGCCGTACGGGGTGTCCTCGTACTTGCCAGCGTCGCGGCCAGCCAGCCGGGCCTTTCGCTTTGCTTCGCGCAGCTCCGCGACCTTCCGGCCAATCGCCTTCTCTACTTCCATACCGCCGCCCGCTGCGAACTTGATCTTGTCCTTGCTCGACAGCAGGCTCGGCAGGAGCTGGTGGTACAGCTCGATGACGGGCTGCTTGTACAGGTGCGTCAGCCTGATCTTGTCGATGGCTGCGGAGTTCGCGTGCTGGCGGTTGATGCCGGTCGCGGACTCGCCCAGGATCGAGGCCCACAGGCGCACGCCCTTCGATTGCGACATGCCCAGTCGCAGACCTACCGAGTCCAGCGCGCGGCGCAGCTTGCCCAGGCCCGGGGTGTCCCACAGGATGTTGGACTTGCCGTACCACGCCTCCGCGCGGCGGGACACATCCGTCTTGACCTCGTTGTGGTCCGCGATGTGCTTGGCGAAGGCTTGCACCAGCGGCGACGCCTTGGACTCGTCGCGCAGGGTGTTCGGGCTTTGCAGTACCGAGAAGTGGCGACCGTCGCTGCGCAGCACAGTCGTGCTCAGGGGCTCGTCCAACAGCCGGTCGGTCAGGTTCATGGCACGGGCCAGGGCAGACGATTCGGACACGTCCAGGCCGAGCAGGCGGCGCACGCCGTTGAACAGGCGGCCCAGGATGGACTGGCCTTCCTTCTTCATGCTCGCCAGCAGGTTGATGAACTCCGACTTGCCGCTGAACAGGCCAGCCACGAACTCGTGGACGTTGCCCAGGTAGTGCTTCACCATGCGGTCGTTCTCCTTGAACGCCGCCACTGCTTCCTCACGCAGTGCCTCCAGCTCCTTCACGATCTTGCCGTGGGCGGAGTTCGGGTTGCTCAGGCCGTACTCCAGCTTGTAGGCCGTGGCCGCGTGCGCTGCCTCGTGCAGCACAACGAAGTCGTCGGCTTTACTGCCAACGCGGATCGAGTGGTTGGCGAGGCTGTATGTGCCGCCGTTGGACTCGTGCTCCGTGCGGATGAAGCCCACGTCGTCGCGGATCGAGTCGCGCAGGCGCACGGCCAAGGATGCGGCCAGCGCGTCCTGGCTCTCCGCGATGCGGGCCAGCTCGGCGCGGATGCCCTGCGTCGAGGACAGCGGCTCGGTTGCGTTCTTCGCCACGGCCTGCTCGCGGATGTACTCGGCACGCACAGCGCCCGTCTCCGCCCGGTCCTTCTTGAACATTTCGGTGACGTTGGCGGTGAACGTGTCGTTCGATGCCGTGCGGCGCAGGTCGCCCACCTTGCCTTGCTCGCGGGCCATAGCGCTGTAGGCGGGCACCGCGTGCAGGTGCTGCTGATCGGTGAGGATGTCCCGGCCTGCATTGGCTGCAACGTCCGGGTAGCCTACCTTGCCAACGTTCGGGTCCACCAGCGTGCCATCTTCGCGGACGGAAATGAGGCGGGGCTGCTCCTGGAGGTGGGCGGTCGGGTCGTGTGCTGCGACCTCGTTCAACGCGCTGCCGATGGTGCCGCCACTGTTGTCGCGCACCGGATCGGAGACGCGGGCGACGGCGTTGTCCACCGTTGCCTGGAGGTTGCCCTCTGCTCCTTGGATGGCGTGGATGTCATCGCTGCCCATCATCTTGGTGTGCAGGAGGTGGCCGAAGCCGCCCAGGGCCGCACCGACGAGTGCCTGCTGCGCAACGCCGGTCCACTCGATGTCCTGGTTGTCGAGCTTGCGCATGGCTACGTCCGCCGCGACGTTCTCAGCGGCTGCCGACGCGATGGCGGACAGCAGGCTCGGTACGCGCGCCGCCACGCCAGCAGCCTCCGCTGCACGGATAGCGTTCGCTGCCCGCAAGCCCGTAACCGCAGCGCCTACGCCGATGGTGCCCGCCAGCATGGCCGGGTCGCCCAGGCCAGCGGCGAAGGTGAGGGTGTTGGCACCAAAGCCCTGCATACCGCTCGTGTTGCCTAGTCGATTCAGGTACGTGGAACGCTGTTGCGCCCAACCCATGCGTCGCGCCCACTCAGCGTCGCTGTCCGCGCCGAGGACGTAGTTGCGGAGGTCGTCATTGACCCACACTCCGGGCGTTTCATTGCGCAGGGCATCGCGCTGTTCAGCGCTCATCGTCCAGCCTGGGGTGCCCGGCTCGCGGCGGAACGCATCCGCGATACGGCCAGTCAGCGTGTTCCAGATTGCGGCCTCGGTGAAGGACTCGCCCAGTCCAACCTGGTGCGTTGTCTCCGCCATCTGCGCAGCGCCTTCCTGCTCGATGCGGTCCAGCACGCCGTTGTTGTCGGTACGGCCAATGGCTGCCAGCTCAGCGGCATTGCTGGTGGCCGCGTCCTGCGCGGCCTTCTGGTGGAACTCGGGGCGGATACGCTCGGCCATCGCCAGCTTTTCGCGCAGGCTCCCGCCAGCGCTGCCAGCAGTGGTACGCGGAACCGAGGCAGTGTTGCCCAGGATCGTCTCGACGTAACCGTTCGTCTCGTCGTTATCCCAGTTCTCGCGCTTCCATCCGGCGTTATACGCGCGCAGGGCGTCCGGCAGGTTGCCGAACTGGCGCAGGTTCTCCTGCATCAGCTCGCCGTGGATAGTCAGCGCGTCGTCGAAGTCCGACGGATCGAGCTTCATGCCGAGGCGCTGCTCCAGCTTGGAGAGCGTCTTGGGGATGACCTGGACAAAGCCCATCGCGCCCTTGGGCGAGACGGCGTTCGGATTCCAGCCGGACTCCTGCGTAATCTGGCGAGCGGTGGTGCCGCGCGGGAGGCCGAGCTTGTCGTCCTGCTGTTGCGCCTTCGCCAGTTGCTCGTCGGTCGGTTGAAACTTCATGTGTTGGTTCTCCTTTGAGAAGCGACGCATCGCACGGTGGACTCGTTGGAATCCACCGCACGCTGCGTGCTTACGGTCGTGCGTAAGGTGCAGCAGGCTTGAACTTCTGCAAGCCGGACTGCTCGATGATTGCCCTGTTGGGGTTGGATAGGGACTCGTGGACCCTACTGGTGTGCTGGTTGATGTACCAAGCGAGGCCGTTCTTGTCGTTCTCGTCTTTGCCTGCGCCGATAATCAGCGAGGTCGGCCCACCCAGGCGGACCTTCGCGTCGTTGTCCTTGGGCCAGACGAACAACATGAGGCGCCCGTCTCCGAGCTGTGCGCCTGAGCGAATCTCCCAGTCATCTGGCTTGAAGTTCGACATGTCGCCGCCCTTGGCCTTCACGATTGCGGTCATCCGGTCGTGGATCAGCTCCTTCATCGCGTCCTGGTAGATCGACGTGGACTGGCTCGCCGCCGCCTTGGAGCGCAGTACGCGGGCCACCGCCGAGTTCAGGGACACGTCGCCTTGCACGGTGTCATTGGCCTGGATGATCGCGCCCGGCACAGCGTCCGCGTGGGCGAGGCGCTTGTTCAGCACAATCTGTGCGGCTTGCTCCATCGGCAGGTTGTACGAACGTGCGTACTGCGCGGCCTCGTGTGCGTACTCATCGCCCAGGTTCTTCTTCACCTCGGGCGTGAGTTCCCAGCCGGACAACGCGCCCTTGCCGCCCCACGGCAGGATGCGCCGGAACCAGCTCGGGTCAGCCTTGCTGATTACTTCCTGCATCGCGGTGCGGTCGGCGGTGCTGGCCTGCTTGTACTGCGTGTGGGCGATGACTTGACGCTGCGCGTTTAGCGCCTGCACGTCGCCGGTGTCCACGCCGCTGTTGATGAGGGCGATAACCTTGCCTGCGTTGTCCGCGCCCACGTAGTCGGCCAATGCCTGCGGACCGTTCAGCGTTTTGTACAGACCCTTCGCGTAGTTCAAGGCTGTAATCTGCTGCTCGGTGAGGGGGCCGTTGCCACTGGTGAGGGCAGGGATTTGGACGCGCATCAGCTCTTGCAGCTTGGAGCTGCGCAGCTTCTCGTCGTGCGATACCTGGGCGGCGCGGTCGAAGTAGCGCTGGACGGCGGCGGGGTCGTTCGAGCCGACGGCTGCGTCGAACTCAGCGTTCATCGCGTCGTTCACGGCTTTCGGGTCCAGCTCCAGACCCTTGATGCTCGATGCGTTACCCGTCATGAACGCGGTGCGCGCAAGGTCGCCCGACAGCCGGAAGTTGTCCTCCTTCTTCGCCAGCGCGAGCCCCTGCGTCTGCGCGTGGAGCTGCCCCGTCATCCACTCCTTGAGCATCTGTGCGCGCTTGGTGTTGTTGATGAGCGGTTCCTCGCTACCCGTCTCCTTACGGTGGCGGGCGTTGTACTCGTCGATCACCGAGTGCAGCTCCTCGGGGCGCGTGATGCCGCTGGCCCCGTGGGTGAGGTTGAACTCCAGCGCGCCCAGGTCGTTCGTGATGTTGGTAATGGCCGGGTTGTTCCGGGCGTCCTGCATCACGTACTGCGGAACGGCTGCCTCCAACGCTTCGCGTGCGTCGGCGTCAATCTCGTTCCAGAGCGGCGACGCCTTGATCGCGTTGTAGTAGTCGAAGTAACCACCGTTCAGCGCACCCTTGAGCGAGCGCACCATGCCCTTGCTCCAGGACTGCTTGGGCTGACCGGCTGCGGGCTGTGCTGCGATGACGGCATCCCGGTACGCCATCGCGCGGTCCTCGTCCGACCAACCTGTCGAGTTCGCCTTCCGCTTGCTCGCCAGCGCGGCGGCTTGCGAAACGTTCAGGTTGACCTGCTTCTCCAGCATGTCGGCCTGTTGCCACGCGATGTGCTCGCGCATGTGGGTTTTCATCAGCGGCCCCCACTGTTCGGCCAGCTTTGCCTGCACCGTGGCGTCCACCAGCGGGTCGCCCGTGGCCTTGATGCTTGCCGCCTGCGAGACGAGGTACGAGCGGAACTCGTCAGGCGACTTCTGCTTCAAGTCCTGCATGTCCTCCAGCGTCTGCGATTCCGCCTGCGTCAGTGCTGTCGTTGCAGCCATCGCCTGCGCCCCGCGTACGGTGGCGGATGGGCCGAAGATTTTGGTGAACCACGGCTGATCGTTCTCGATCTGCTGGAGGGACTGGCCCTGCGCCACACGGGCCGCGCCCTCGAAGTAAGCCTTCTTTTCCTCGGCCTCGACGTACGGCTTGAGTACGTTGCCTGCGAGCTTGTTGATCGCGTCCAGCGTTTGAAAGCTGGACGACATGACGCCGTTCCAGTCGGTCGGCGCGATGCGCGCACCGGGCGCATTCGGTGTCGCGCTGCTTGGGCCACCTGTGAGCGTCGTTTGGACGCCCGAGGTGTTGTTGACTGGGTTCTGTACGACAACGCTGCCGTCCGGGTTCAGTGCGAACGAGTCCGGCCCCATTGATCCTGCCATGTGTCACTCCTTAAAGGTCGAACGCTTGTGCGCCACCGCCGTAGTCGGAACTGCCGCCACCCCCTGCACCGAAGATCGACGACATGCCGCCGCCGCCCGACCCGAAAGACGAGTACGAGGTTCCGCTGTAGATCTTCGTGTCGAAGCCGAACGACAGCGAGTAGCCCTCGGAGGGGTTCTGTTGGGCGTTATTCCAGGCGCGACTGTCGCCGCCGAAGATGTTGTTGCCCTGCGACTGGTAGCCTGAGTTGCCGAAGTTCCAGTTGATGCCGCCCGTGCCCGTAGCCAGCGCGGCCTGTGCGACCGGTGGCAGGTCGTAGTCGGCAGCCCACATGGGTGCAACGGCGGTCGGTACGATCGTCTTGGTGAAGTCCATCGGCGCGAACGTCTGGCCCTGATCCAGAGACTTGATCGCCCCGGCCATGAGCCCCGCTCGCTGCATCAGCATGTCGTATGTGGTTTGCTTGAATTTCTCGTCGTTGCGAGCCTGAGTACGCGCGGCTGCCGACGCCAGGGCGGCGTGCAGCATGCTCGCGCTCGTGCCTCCCACGCCGTTGGCAGCGGCGGCTGCCGTAATGGCACCTTGCTGCTCGGCGCTGCGCAGTGCCATTTCCAACGAGTTGTTGGCCCGCGCGTCACCTAGCCGGGCCTCCGTGACGACGCTTGCGTTGACGCGGTTGCCTGCTACGTCCAGCTTTGCTTGGTTGTCAGCGCTGCGGTTGAAGTTCGCCAGGGCGACACGGGCTGCCATCAAGGTGTTGTTCGCCCCCTTGAGAGCGTCCTGCGCAGCCGCGTTCGCCTCGGCGGTGATGCGGTTCGCATCCAGTTGAGCCATGCCGACCGTTTTCTCGGCATCGTTCATGGCGTTCTGGAGCTGGCCCCGGCGATACCCAGTCATGGCATTTACGCCCATCTGGATAAGCGATCCCATGCTTCCTCCTTACACCCGTCGGGCGTTGTTAAAGAACTGACCGACCCATTCCATCGCCGTGATGGTCATGGGCAGCCAACGTACCGATTGCAGCTTGATGGTGTGCTCCATGTTGGAGCGGCCAGCCGGTACGTTGAGCACCGTGGTCGTCACGGGCTGTCTGCTCGGCAGGTTGTTACTGTGTCCCACCAGCCGCCCGTTGAAGTACAGAACCTGCTTCTCCGAGCCGTTCGCACGCAGGCTTGCCATCAAACCGCCCGTCTCAGCAACGGACACGGAGTAGCGCGTCACCACCAACCGTCCGTTGACGATGGAGTTGTTGTTCCGGTCGCGCGTGAACGGCTGCGTCGGGACCACGTACGAGTCGAACTGGACACCCACATAGGCATCCGGGTCTACCGCGCCGCCGAGCATGTCTTGCCAGAAGCTGTCGAACCCGGACAGTGCCGCACCCATGAACATGATTTCGCCCGTCGCCGCTACCGCGCCGTTGGCGGGCGCGTTGCTGGTCTTGCCCAGGAAGCCGATGTTGTTCATGTAGTCCTTGGCCCGACGCTGCATGTCGAGGTAAGGGCGGTCGGAGAGGGTGGAGTCCATCGTGAACTGCTCGCAAGCAACCCACGTCTCCGCTCCACGGGTACGCAGCACGAATGCGTACAGCGTTGCCTTATAGACCGTGATGCCGATGATCTGGCCCACCTCGGGCGCCCACTCCCACCGCGACCAGGAATCGAAGGCTCGCTGCTGGCTACCCGGCTGGTCGATGAAGCTGTAGACGTACACACCGTTGTCGTACCCGTCTGTACGTAGGAACACGGTTGACGGCGACGACATGGCTGCCAGCTCCGTAGGCCGTCCCCGCAGATACAAGCCGAGTTGCTGGCTGATCTTGAACGTCTCTGGCGTGTCCTGGAACAGCCCGAGCTGGAACTGGTTCACCGCGCCTGCGTACTGGCTTGGACCCTTCTGCGAGGTGGACGCCGCGTACTTGCCGTAGAACAGCAGGTTGCCCACAACGCAGGGTTGGGCATACGTCGAGTCGCGCTCGTTGGCGGCGGTCATGATTGCCGCTGTCTTTGGTGTCAACGCGACGCGCCCGGAGATTGCGTACTGCTTGCGCTCCCCGAACATGAACAGGTCTTTGCTGTACGTGACGCTGCGGCGGATGATGTCGTCCTCTGCGCCGAGGGCGTACACCTCGATGGGGTCGTCGTCCTTGACGGTTACGGCAGAGTCCCGGAACCAGTTGAAGTAGTCCCCGGTCTTGGACAGGAACACCACGCCGTTTGCAACGATCACCAACCGGTCCTGGAACACGGTCAGTAGCGTGATTCGCCGCCCGAAGAAGTAGGGCACTGCGCCGCGCATGGATGTGTCTCCCGACTTGCTCGGGGAGTAGCCGGGAACGGCGTACCCGGTGGCGGCTGCCAGACCGGCTGGTGTTGACGCGATGTGGAAGGTCTTGCCGTCCGAGGACACCGCGCCGAGGGCAAACACCTGCCCAGGCGTGATGACCTGCGCTGCGGCCTCCTTCCACGTCACCGTCTGCCAGGAGCCCGTCGTATTGCCGGACTGATCGCCCGTGGCGACCATGTAGTACGGGTCAGCACCCTTGGACTTGATACGGACAACCTTGCCCGGTGCGTGGACGCCTGACAGCTTGGACACGTCGTCCACCTCATTGAACACGAGGCGCAGCAGTGAGCCGTCGCCGGCGTCGTCCGCAGAAGCGGATTTCACGTTGTCGAAGTACACCGTGCCGCCGAGGCGACCGACGTTCGTGAAGCCCTGGCTCACAAGGCTCTCGACGAGCTTCTGCGCGATGTTCTGCGGCTGGATGTCGGCGGCGGCGTCACCCACCCACTTATTCACCGCCGAGTTGTAGGCGTACACGCGGTCGTTGACCAGCTTCTGATAGTCCTTGTTCGGCGTTCCATCAGGGTTGGTCGCCGGGATGTCCGAGGTGTTCAGCAGGTTCGGGTAGCTGGACGACATCGTGGTGTACGTCGCCGTGAACTGGGCATTGTCCGAGGCCCGCGTCACCTTCAAGGTGTACGTGCGGGAGTAGGCCCCTCCGCGTACCCACGCAACCCCTTGCTGGCTGTGCAGCGTGTATGGGTCGCTGACGGAGTAACCCGGCCCGAGCTTCTGCGCGGCCATGATTACGTACTGCCCAACGGTCGTGATTGCTGACACGCCGCCGTCGATCCACGGGGCGAGCGCAGCGGGATCAACGAGGTTCACGTTGAGGAACTTGCCGGTGTCCTTATTCAGCACAAAGCAGAACGGCAGCGCGTCTCCAGCGGTGCGCTCGTACGCTTGATACACAAGGCTGTACTCGGTCCCCGCGACGAAGAAGCTGTACTCGCGGTAGTTGCGCGCCCATGCCACCCGGCTCGGCGTCATGAGGTTGGACGAATCGATCAGCTTCTCGTCCAGGGTGATGGACCCGTGACGGCGCGCAAGGCCATGCACCGGATCGGAAATCATGTTGACCTGCTCGTAGTGCTGGCCCGGATGCCGTTGCTGCGGCACCTGCTCGGACACACCACGGACGACGCTCTCGTAAGAAGAAACGACCTTCATTACCAGCGGCTCCGCGTACGCTTGTACATCGGCTGAATCAGCCGCAGCTTCTGCTGGATCGACGGCGTGAGGGTGAAGTTGATCTTCTCGTTACGGATGTTCTCCGACGAGAGCAGATTGAACACCTGCTGGTACTCGCCACCGATCTTTCCGTACTTCGATGCATCGCCGTCGAACGACGCCTGGAAGGAGAGGGCAGCTCGACACTTCACGAGGTGCTGCGCCAGGGTAGGCAGGTCGTCGAAGGGAATCTCGCGGACCACTACACAGTCGAGGGAGCCGCCCGTTTGCGAAGCCAAGCCGCGCAGGTCAAACGTGGAGTTCGTCCGGTCGTACACCCGGCGTCCACGCTGTGTGAGCGACGGGTAGGGTGGGCGGAGGTCGAGGGTGTCAGCCGGGAGATAGGTGTACCCCGTGGTGACATCCGGGACGAGTGACACGGCGTCGGTGTTGAACCACCAGCCGCGCGTTTGTTCTAGGGTGTTCGCCTCATTCAGCTTGTTGAGAGCTGCCGCGACGTAGGGATGGTCAAGGTCAAGCGCATTCAGGGGCGTCTCGCCCATCGTGTCCAAACACGCATTGACCACATCGAGTGTGGTGATAGCCGCCACTGGATGCGCTCCTTAAACGAAAAAGCCCCAACTGCTTTTGGCAGCCGGGGCTTGGATTGGGTACTAGGTGCGGTTAGGCAGCCTTGAGCACGCCTGCGAACGCCGGGTTGTTCGGTGCGACACCGAACGACAGGTGGGCGTCGATGAACCACATCTTCGACTTTTGGTCGTAGAACACGTCCGGCGTGAGCGGGATCGTTTCGCCAGCCAGCAGGGCGCGCGGCGAGAACACCGTGGCGATGGTCTTGCTGAAATCGCCATCGTAGGCGTTGTTGTTGCCCGCGTTCGAGAGGTAGTGGCCGGTGATGTTGCTCGTCGGCAGGTTGTTCGAGAAGTAGATCGGCACGCCAGCGGCGCTGATCGCCTTCGTCTTGATCGTGGTGCCTTCCGACGTGATGAGTTCGCGGTCGATCAGGCGGTCGTTCTTGAGCAGGGTGTAGAAATACTTCGGCTTGGTGACGATGATGAGTTCGTCATCCACCGGGTCCACATCCTTGTCGGCCATCGCTGCGAACATGTCCAGCAGCTTCGATTCCAGCTTGGCCGGGTCCAGCTCGTCGTTGGCAGCGTTGAACTGCGTAACCGTGCCCGGATACCAGCCGGACGGATACTGCGACATGTCGCTGATCTGCGCAGCCTTGATGGCTTGGATCAGGAACGACTGGTCGAAGAACTTGGCGATCTTCTTGCCGTGCTCGGCGCCGATGGCCGCACGTGCGTCGTAGCTCGACTGGAAGTCATCCAGCAGCGGGACGATGGCTCGCGCGTTCACCAGCGTGTCGATGGTCAGCTTGACCTTCGTGGCTTGGTTCACGCTACCTGCCGGTTCCGTGCCCGGCGTCACCTTGTCCAGCGTCGATTCACCGACCTGGAAGTTGCTGATCGTCGAGGTGCCACGGACGTTACGCACCGGGACGAAATTGCGGATGATGGACTTGCGGGCGATGGTGCCCTCGACCACGCCGCCGTACTGCTCGATGTGCAGGGCCAGCGGGTTGGTTGCTGCCGGTGCTGCGCCGATTTGGGCGTTGTTGCCGGTTTGCAGATTCGCGCCAGGGCGGGCGATGTTGGTGTAGCTAATGGGCATTGAAGCTCCTCTTGTGGTGCGTGCGTCTGCCACGCTTTAGGTCTGACGACACACGCACAGCGCTGTGTGTCTTTGGGGGACACAAAAAGGCAGGGGACACAAGCGCAAAAGAAAAGGGCCGCCCGGATTGCTCCGAAACGGCCCTCGTGTGGGTCACTGCTGGTGGCGCGTTACGCCTTGGGATGACGCTCCATCGGACGGGCGTCCTTCATGTCAACCCCGGTACATGGCCCGACGCTGGTTCAACGCGGCGTATTCCTGGCTCGACTCGAAGTTCGGGCCGAGCTTGCCGCGCAGCGCTGCCACAGCCTTGCCGTACTCCATCGGGGAGAGCGGGGTAAAGGCGTTGCCTGCCGCTGCGGTAGCGTGTTGGTTCACAGCCGACTTCTGCGGGTCGTACGACGTGCCCGGTGCCTGACGGAACGCGCCGACGAGGAAGTGGGCGACGGCCTCGGCAACGATGCCGCCCTGTGCCAGCGCGGCGTTCAAGGCAGGCTTCTCGGAGGCGTCGGCGTTGGCGCTGGCCCATTGGAGAACTTCGTTCCACTCGGCCTCGCCACCAGCAGCCGCCACGCAGATTTCGGCGGTACGGGCGTTGCGCTCGTTCGTCTCTGCCTGATGCTGCTCGTACGCCCGCTCGGCCAGGGCCACGTGGGCCTCCCAACCCGGGATGCCCTTCTCCGAGAGCATCGCCTTGAGGGGACCGAAGTCGCCGTCCACCGCTGCGGTGAACGCGGCGTGGTCGCGCCCGATGCCCTGCTTGCCGAGGAAAGCGAGAGCGATGTCGAGGTTGGCGTCGCCGGTCTTTTCAAACGTGACGGCGGGGCCGAATGCGCCCTCCGTGGTGGATGCCGCGGTCTGTGCCGGTTGCGCCGGTTGCGCGGGGATCGTGGGCGCGGCAGTCGTTGGCGCAGCGGTCTGCGTCGGCGTGGTTGCGGTGCCCTGGGTGGTTTGAACTTCGGTGCCAGCGGTTACTTCGGTAGTCATGCAGTGGGTTCCTTATGCTGATGCGCCGCCGCCTGCAACAGCCGCTGCGACGGGGCGGGCGACTTGCTGTGCAAGTGCCATTTGTTGTTGGTTTGCCAGCTCTGCCTTCTGTTCTTCCTCGGACTTGACGAACTGTGCTGCGTCCACGCCGCGACCTGCGAAGATCGCCGTGGCAATCGCGTCCATCTTGAGAACGAACTGGGCCTGCGGTGACATGCCCGCGATGATCGCCATGTCCTGCAGGCAGGCTTTCAAGTTCTCCAGGTCGGCGTTCCGGGAGAGGGCGTCGAGGCCGGTGATGACGGTCGGCTCCAGAGCCGTGCCCGCCAGCTCGACGCCTTCCATCTTGATGAGCCAGTGGGAGATTGGGAGCTGGAAGTCGATGGCGAGGCGCGAGTACACGCCGCCCAGGGATGTCTCCAGCTCTTGCGCCTGGAGTCGGACCTCCTCGGCGGTGACGCGCTCGGCGTTCCGGATGACGGAGGAGCCCAGGAGGAACGTGCGTCCGAGCCGGTTGGCGTACTTGGTCGCCACCGTGTCGATGAACTGCATGTTCGCGCCGGTCCCGGAAATCAGCGGGATGATGTCGTCCTTGACGCCGGGCAGCGCTGCCCCGTTCTCGGACTCCTCCAGGTCGCTCGCCTTCGTCATACCAGCCGGGTTAACCAGCCAGCGGAACTCGGATGCCAGAATCGCGCCGGTCACTTCGGCTTCGGACAGCGCGGACAGCGCGGCGAAATCGCCCGCGCACTGCTCGACCAAGCCGGTGCCGTAGTTGTTATCGTCGTGCAGCTCCCAAGTCAGGGCGCGGTACGGAAGCGTGTCCTCGGTGTACTTGGCGTTGAAGCCGTCCCCGAGGTCGCAGTCGTCAACGTGTGTCGTGACGATGTAATTCTTGATGCCGTCCCACCGAATCCACTTGAAGTACGACACCTCGCCGCACGTGCCCGGCTCCATCGGGTCCATCGCGCCGTAGCGCTGCGGGTGCTCCTTCTTGAGGTGCTGCTGCACGTCGCTGTCCAGCTCGTCGAATCGCACCTTCTCGTGAATCACAATCTCGATCACCTTGCCGGACATCGAGCGCTTCACGTTGTAGCGCTTGAGGCCGAGTACGCGCATCGGCGTCTCGCCCTTCTTGCCGAGCATGAGCAGACAGTTGCCCGTGACAATCAGGTGCTTCATCGCCTCGTACAGCTTCGGGCGTACGCCCATCTGATCGAGGCGGCGCACTGCTCGCTTCTCCGCGAGGGAGAGAGCACCAGCCAAATCGTCGTCGCTGATCCCGAGCTTCTTAGCTAGGTCGTCGGGGACATCCAGCCGGAAGAAGGGACGGGAGGGGGCGAACAGGGCCAGCATGAGCTTGTTCGCCAAGTTGTTCACCGACTGCGCCCCTACGGACTGGAAGTCGGTTTGCAGCTCCTGGGACTGCTCGGTGTACCCAGGAGGTGTGCAGATGGTTGGTAATGTGAAAGCCGCGTACTTTTCGCAGCGGGTGAGCAGTGGTTGCTTGATGAGCGCCCCTGCCTCCCACGCCGCCTGAGCGGTTTGCCGCATCAGGTCAGGCGAATACCCACGCCGCCGGAGGTCGCACCGGACGTGATGCCGCTGGCCGCGCTGTTACCGGACTGGTAGCGCCGTCGCGGGTCCGTGGAGTTGTCGTCCTGGTTGCCCAGGGAAATCTCCACGGGCTTGTCCTGTACCGGTTGCTGCTCGGCCAACTGCTGTTGCTGTGCGCGTTGGTTGATGAGGTTCTGCTGCGCGAGGTTGGCGGCTTGCTGCTGGCTCTGTTGCATCTGCAACGCCTGCGCCGCAGCCTCTTGCTGCTGTTGCATCTGTCGCTCCTGCGCGGCTGCTTGCTCGCGCACGGCAGCGGCCTGCTTCTCGGCGGCTTCGCGCACAGCGGCGGCTTGTGCCTCAGCGCCCTGGCGTGCAGCGTCAGCCGCGCGGTCGAAGTGACCCGAGAACGGGTCTACGAAATCGACCACCTTCTTGAAAAATCCACCCATCGCTACTCCTTGAGTATCTTGAAAAGTGCATCGGCCTCGACGCGGAAGCCGTAGCGTTCGTAAACACGCCGCAGCCGGTTGTCCGCTGTGAGCGCGGTGCCTGCTGCGACACCCACGCAAGAGGCGAGTGAGGCGAGCTTGAGCAGCGTCTCGACGACGACTCGGAACGTCCCCGGCTTGGGGTCGAGGCGCATCACCATCAGCTCCTCAAGGAAGCGCGCGGTGGGGCTATACCAAGGAACACCGATGCCGTAGACGATGAGGTATCCGTCGTGGATCACCGATTCGACCAATCGCTCCCTGATCTGGCGGTAGACGTGATGGGGGTCGATGAGTCGCACCCATGCCTTGCCTTCGCTCTGCACTTTGCTTGCGGTCGCATGGACGGCCCGCTCGATAGCGGACCAGTCCTGTTCGGTGTAATCACCGGGAAACAACATAGCCGTCGCGCAACAGCTTGAGGACGGTCTGCACTCCGAGTTGGTACCCGGCCATCAGCTCCGTCGTTGTTGTGGTGACGTTCGGCGGGGGAACCTTCTCCTCCAGCGCTGCGTACACCTCCGGCGTCAGCCGCGTCACTACTTGCTCTTTCATACGCCCATCCTTTTGCGTGTCTTTGGGGGACACGTAATCGGCGTTTTGATTTTGTGTTCCCAAAAGACAGAGATCACGCGAAGAAGAACTGGCTGCGAAGAACCTCCTGCAAATCCAGCTCTCCCGAAGCTGGAGCAGGAGGTAGGCCATCACGGCCTTTTGCGAAATCCAGGATCGGATCGTTTTCTTCATACATCCTCACGAAGGTGTTTCGGATCAGCCTGAACAGCTTTCCGGCATCGGCGGCGTGTGTGCCGTAGTCGTCGTGGATCATTGCCAACGAGTCGATACCGGCTTCCTTACAGGCCAGGGTTGTGAGTACGAGGTGGGCTGCGTCCATCGAATGCACGAAGTTCGGTGCCATGCCGTTCTTGTGCCGCTTGACGCTCGGGTGTTCGCCTGTCGTCGCTACCTTGACGGTCATGCCGCCAAGCAATAGGGATCGCGCTCGGATAATCTCCAGCTCCTGATACACCTGAACAACTGGAAAGCCAGATGGAGTTGTCCACTCAATCTGTTGGTGCCCTCCTCGGATGAGGACTTGGGCAGAGCGTTGTAGCCAGTCCATAGCCTGAGAGGCAGCAATGACTACCTCGCCAATGGACTCCCACACGACGTAGGACAGGAAGTTGGCTGCAAGGCTGTACTCGTCCTTGCTGAACTCCTCGGCCTCTCCCTTACGGAGATAGTCGTCCACGATGAACTCCGCGCAGGAGTACCGTGTGGACCCGTAGGGCAGGGTCATGACGCTGCGCTTGACCAGCTTCCGGTTCATACCGTGTGCCAGCCACTTGGACAGGAACGGGCGATCCCGCTCCAAGAGAGACTCCGGGTCCATCGCTTGCAGCTTGCGCTGCACGAGGTCGGCTACTTGCTGGTAGATGTCGTTGGGTCGGTCAGCGGGTACGAGATTAACCGCCCGTCCTCCAACAGAATCTCGCAGCATTGCCGAGAAGTGCTGCAAGCCATTGCAACTACCGTCGAACCCCACCGGGATGCGAGAGACGAAAGTACCTGGGCTTCGTCGCCACTGAGCGTATTCGATGCACCACGCCAGAAATTGAAAGGGGGAATCGGCTTGTTCCCAGTGTTCTCGGTTTGAAACGGGGTCGTCTGCAATTTCAATAATCCATGCGTCTCGGGCGTCTACCCAAGCGAGGCGTTCCTCGAAAGTTACCTTGTCGATGCCGAAGCGATTGGCACCGTTGATCTTGAACCAGCGGACAGCCTCGGCATCAGCCAAGGGCTTACCGTCCGCGAAGCGGAGCAGCGCCTTCTGCATGTCGCTGCCCTGCGGTGAAATGCCCGTGGTCATTGCGTAGAGCCGCCCACGGAAGTCAGCCTGATAGACGAAGTGGATGGCCGGGTAGTCCCGGTACTTGAGCGCGGTCTGCGTTGCGCTGTAGAAGCGTCCCCACTTGACGCCTCGCGCTTTGTTCTCGGTGTGCCACTGGGCCATCGAGCGCTTCCACTGCTTGAACTGGGCGGCCTGCTCGTCGGTCATGTCCTCCGCCTTCATCCCCGGAGCCAACCATTCCGGGGCGGGCGGCTTCTCCTCCCACGTCTCGCCCACGACCTCACCGAAGTCGCGGCCTTTGCCCAGGGCCAAGACCACATCCAAGATGTCGGTGTTCACCTGCCACCGCACACGCTGTAGATGATTGATGGCACCGAGGACGCGGGACATGTCCGCCTTGGCGATGCGGTCGCGCATGGACCGCATGTGCTGTCGGCGCATGTTCACGCAGTGGGGGAGCTGCCGCCGCATTTCCTGCGTGTGGTACCCGCCGTCGTTCACCGACACCCAGTCCATCGGCGGCTCGATGCAGGGCTGATGGAACGGCATCGTCAGCTCAACTACGCCACGGATGCGGCGCACCAACTGGGCGGCTTCCTCGGACAGCGTGACCTCCAGGCGTTCCTTGTGCTTGCCGTACTTGGATTCGTGGACCCGTTGAACGTCCAGCAGGCCGACCTCGCGCATCAGCTCCACGAGCCAGAGGCCCACCTGCGTGCGGTCGGACGGGGACCAGTAGGGCACCTCAATCTCAGCCTTCTGCGCGCTGTGTCGCAGCGTTTGGTAGCGGTGACGGCTGCTTTTGCTGCGTCGCCTGTCCAGGTCGTGTGAGACTTCCCAGTACAGCTCGGGGTTGATGTGCTCGAACGTCGCCAGGACCAGCTCACCGTACACGCCCTTGCCGATGTCGTTGCCAAGTTGCCGTGCGTTGTCATCGCCGCTGCCGACCGTGTGGGCCAGCGCGCTGCGTACGGCGATGAAGGCCACCGCAGCGGGGTCGAGGGGGCGCAGCAGCATTACGTGCGCGGCACGCCTTCCAGGCTTCCCGGTGTCCGCGACAGAGGCTTCGATCATGTCGCGTACCGGAATGAGCCAGCGCCGGAACACAGCGCTGGAGTAGGGGTTGTTTTCGATCCGGCCGGACTGCTCGTTCTTCTCCATCATGCGCACTGCTCGTGCGCGGCCCGCGTCCCGGATTTGATGCTCTAGCTCAACTTGCGTTGTTGCTCTTGTCACTCGTAGTCTGCATGCTCTTTGTCGTGACGGATGCCCTTGAAGCGCGGCTCGCGCAGGGAACCCTTCACCGTGAATCCCAGGGCAGCAACCTCGACGATTCGACCAACGATCAGCGACGGCTCTGCCCACCACTGATTGCGTTGTTCGTCCGACATGCCGGAGCACGTCACCGGACCTTTCGGTCCTTGCAGCATAAGCGCGCCGAGTGTCCCGGCGTACTTGCCTTTGCCTTCCTCGACGCCGATCACCCGCAGGTCGAACGTCTCCGTGTTCTTCACCTTGATGATTTCGCCGCCCGTACCCGAGCCCCGCGTCCACCCGGCATCCGGGTCGCGGAGGATCGCGCCGTCGTATCCGCCCTGGGCCACGAGCTGGTCAGCGAATGCCTGCGGATCGCCGTAAGTGCCTGGGTTGTAGGTTTCGCAGAGGCGCAGCGTGTCGGTGGGGTGTGCCGATCGGAGCCATAGGTGAAGGTCGATGTAGCGCGTGAAGAAGCTGCGCTCGCTGACACCGGCCTCGTATTCGTCCAGGCGCAGCATGTCGAACGCGATGAACTGCAACCCCGGAGCGGGATCGTGGCGGCGGAAGTCCCCGCTGATCTGTGCTTGCGGTCGGCCCGCCTGCCAGACCTCACCGAGCAGTACAACGGCCTGGCCTTTTGCTAACAGCGGGCTCATCAGCACGCGGCCCGCTTTGCGGATGTGGTCGCACGAGCGGACCACTTCACCCGTTCGAGACAGGAGCACCGTCTCGTTGGGCTTCACGATCAGGATGCCGTTGCACCCGTCGTACTTGCGCTGCGCCGAGTACCGTGAGCCGAGGTCGGCCAGCGAGGTGAGTCCCTTGTCCTTCTTCGCCTTGGCCGTCACCTTGTCGAACTCGACGGCCTTGTGGATCAGGTACTCTGCCATCAGAGCACCTTCGCGTAGACGTTGGCGAACTGCGCAGCCTGGGTTTCCAACTCCTCCTGCGTCCCGCTGTTGTGTACGAACGAGACGGCGAGCTTGCTGAGGAAGTCGGGCACGATACGGCGCGTCAGCATGTCCGCCATGTCCTCGCTCGGGTGGTTGTTCACTCGGGCGTGGCCGGGGCGATTGATGCAGATGCAGTAGTCCAGGGCACCGGCCTCGTGTGCGAACCGAAAGTCGGTGACGATCACCGCGCCTGGGCTGCTGCGCCATTCGTCCAGGGCGATGTCCACCCACAGCGTCTTGCGTACGCGCTGCCCGCCCTCGGTGCCGAGGATTTGCATGAACTCGCGCGGACTGATGCTGACGTACGTGGTGCCGGCGTCGTCGAACATGCGAGGCTCGATGGCCTCGACGGTGTACGTCCATAGCAGGGCTCGGTCGTTGTCACACAGACGAGAGCCGAGGATGTCCTCGATTGCATCGAACAGGTTGTCGATGAACACCGACCACTGGATCAGGCAACGCGCCTCCTTCTTTTCGCGGTCGTACGGGTTCAGACCAATCGCTGCACTGATCTTGCGGATGAAGTCCGCGAAGCCGGCGAGGCGGGCCTCGCAGCCCAGGGTGACGAAGCGGCGCTGCATCGCGCGGGCGAACGTGTCCTTGCCAACACCGACCAAGCCGGTGAGGCCAATGATTTTTGCCATCAGGCGGGAGTCCTTTAGTTGATGAGGAGGTTGCTGCGTTGCTGCTTCGAGTTCTGGATGACTCGACCGCGTGCCCATCCGCCGCAGGAGTTGCAGCGGTAGCGGGCGTAACGTCCGACTTGGGTGTGTCGGTAGCCCTTCTGGATCACGTCCTCGCTGCCGCACTTGGGGCAGGCCGGGTGTGTGGGTTCGTCGAAGTTCGCCACGTTCGGGTGGCCTTCGGCCCACGGGCGCAGCTTGATGTACAGCTCCTCCAGGGAGATAACGTCCTGGATGTTGTACGTCCGCATTTCGCGCCATGCCTCCTTGTTACCGGCGAGGCATTCCTTCCAGAGCATGAAGCCGGGGAACTTCGCGTGCGCCAGCTTCTTCTCGGTGCAGAGCGTTTCGGTCAGGTAGGCCAGTCGGTTCGACGTGAAGGCGAAGTGCCGCTTGGCAATCTCCAGCGTGTCCACGATGACGTACGGCGACGGCGGCGGGAAGCCTTTGATGATGAAGCGGGCGTTGATCTTCTTGAGGTCGAAGCGCCTGCCGTTGTGGGCCACCACGATGTCTGCCTCGTTCAGCAGCTCGTGCAGCTTCCGCATGAGGAACGTGTCGTCCTCGATGTCCTTGGCCTTGGATTGGTCGAAGTACATCACGCGCTTGGCGCCGAGCCACTTGGCAGAGAAGGAGAGGATGTACCAGTCAGCGCGGATTTGATCCATGCCGACGTTCTCCTTCCAGGTGCGCCACACGTTCGCCAGGATCGGCGCTGTCTCGATGTCCAGGATCAGCGTGCGCGCTTTAGTCAACGCAGCCCCTTGAAGATCGAGCGCTCAATCTCGGCCATGACGCGCCGACGTAGTTCGTCCGTCGTACGCAGGCACAGGGCATCTTCCGGCGTGTACGCGACGTGCAGGTGGTCGTGAACCGCGTTGGCCTCGACGGCCTGCTCGATGCGCTCCTGCAGCGACTGCTCGAACAGCTCCTGCGTGCCTCGCCCTTCGCGCTTGAGCAGCGTGAGTTCCTTAAGATACATTCGCTTTCCTCCGGGCCTCACGGGCCTTCTTGTTGCGCAGGTCGCGCTTCTCGGCTTCGGTCTTGTAGGTGGGGTACTTGACGCCGGACGGGTACGTCTTGTGGTGCTCGATGTAGTCCGCGACGCCACGGAGAAACTGGATCGGATCGACGCCGCGACCAATGCGGCGGGACCAGTTCTCCAGGCGACCGAGAACGGAGTTCTCCCACCGGTTGAGCACGGCGCGGATGTCGCCGGTCTGGTGGTCGTGGTCGAGTACGGGGTCGGTGATTTCCAGCCCGGTGATGGGGCTACGGTTGTTCTGCTCGCGCAGCATCTTCGTGCGCTGCGGCTTGAGCATGGATGCGGTTAAGCGTTTCACGCTGTTCGTCGATCCTTTGTTTGAGGCGTTGTGCGGCTGCCGGAAGGGGGCAGATGCGGATGAAGTCGGCGGGGTTGGCGAAGCTGTCGCCACGCAGCCAGAGCAGGCAGGCTTGCTCGACGAGTGCGTCCTCGTAGATGGGGCCGTAGTGCTCCTGGTACGCGGCGGACACCAGCTCGAATGCCTCCTCGTTGCACGTCGTGCCGTCGAGGTACTTGGCTGCGCCTTTCTCGCCGCAGGGCTTCCCGAACAGCCGGGGCAGGCCGGGGATGTTGTCGGCGGTGTCGCCCTGGAGGAGCTGGAGCCAGAACCACTTGTGGCCGTAGACAAGGCCGTCGTACGGACCGATCAGCTCGTACGTTCCCTTGGGGACTTCGGTCAGCGTGTAATGGGTCCAGTCGATGTGCGTACCGGCCAGCATCCGCATGTCCTTGTCCTTCGTGGCGATCACGGTCTCGATCACTGGGTCACGCGCTTGGAAGCTGGCGAGGGCCATGCCGTCGTCGGCCTCGCGGTCGTGCCAGAGCAGACGCTCGAAGGTCACGTACTGGCTGTTCTCCAGGTAGTCCCGCAGGGCAGCCCAGTTCTTCGGCCTGCGGCCAGAGCTGCGCTGGCCCTGATAGGGCTTCACCGTCGCGGCGAGGAAGCGTTCGCCTTTGGTGCTGCCTGATGCTGTGAGGTGGACGAGAGCCTTTGCGGACCCGGACATTTCCCGGAAGGCTTCGATGCGCTCGGCGGCGACGCGGCGTGCAGTACCGACCGGCATTTCATCCCCGCCTGCGGCGAAGTAGGCGAGGTAATCACCGTCGATGTGACAGATGCGCTCGGCAACTACTTCGTGCAGGATGGTCTGCTGCGGTTCGGGAGCCGCGTCGGCAGCGGAGGCCAGCGCCTCCGCCATCCATTGCGGTGTCGTCAATTAGATGTGCGCGAGCGGGTCGTCACCATCCACATCGAACGGCGGGTCGGTGTCGTCAGTAGCCGCAGCTTGGGCAGGGGCAGTCGTCGATGTCGGGGAGGGTTTCGTGGTGGGTGCTGCCACAGCGGACGCATCGCCACCCGACTGCTTTCCCGCTGCCTTCGCGGCCACCTCCTTCGGGTCGTCCGTGCCGACATCGACCGCGCCCTCCAACAGGTTGGCGATGGGGCTGCCCGGGTAATTCAGGGCGGCCTTGATGCGCTCCTGCCAGCGGTTCTTGCTGCGGGCCGGGGCGATCACCTCGCCCTTGTCGTTCTTGCGTTCCTCGTACTGACCTTCGATGAAGATGCTGGCCCACATTTCCTTGCTCGGCATGTCCCACAGGAACAGCTTGAGCGGCGTGATGGCCGGGGCCACGTTGACGCGCTTCGATTCACCCGTCTCGGCGTCCTCGACGAACGGCGGGCGGATGTCGAACACACCGGTGTCCGGGTTCTTGAGCTGCGCGACGATGCCCTCGGTGCCGTCCTTGCGCTTGAACTTCTTGTGGTACACCTTGCCGGTGTAGTCCTCGCCCAGGAGCTGCGCCATGATCTTGGCCGTGCCCTTGTAGTTCATCATCTTGAACAGCTTGTAGAACTGGGCCTTCTCGTTCAGCGACTTGGTGACGGTGATGGTCATGCGGTGCGGAATCTTGTCGCCGTTCTCCAGCACCTTCGGCTCGTGCTTCGGGCCGGACAGCTCGAACACGAGCTGCACCTCGTCGACGATCTTCTTCTGGCCCTGGTACTCCGTCTCCGTCTTGCCGAGTTCGACATAGCCCACGAAGCGCAGGCGGGTGAAGCCCTCGGCGGGCGGGGTGTACTCGCCGCCGCCACCCTTTTGGGCGACGTTCATGTCGGCGGATTTCTCGGCTGCTGCTGCGACGGCTGCTTGGATGTCAAAGGTCATGCGTGATTCCTCACTTGAACGAGGGTTGGTGTCCGCCGATGAATCGCTTGCGCACCCAGGGGCGCAGTGCATCAACGGCCTTGGCGAACACCGGGTCGTCGATCTTGTTTTCTTCCATCATGTTTGCGCCCCACACCGTGTCGGAGGGGACGCCAATCGGTAGCTCCCACTTGAACCACCACTCCATGAAGGTGCTGGCCTCCTCCATGCAGACGTGCAGCAGGGCCGCAGCTTTCGCTCGCACGCTCTTGTGGAAGTCGCCATACACAGCGTCGTGAACCTGATTGACCAGGAGCGCGAGGCCGTTGAAGTTGCGGTAGTGGTAGAAGGCTCGGAGGGCGAGCCACATTGCTGCCTTGGCCCATTCGCCGCCTGTGCCCTGCACCGAGTAGTTCTTGATTTCGGTGGGGCTGAACGACGCGAGCTTGCCGCGCTCGGCCAGGAACTTCGGAGACGGGGACTCGTAGTAGCAGTACCGCTTTCCGTCCGGCGTCGTGCTGTACGACTTGCCGAGCTGGACGGTCAGTCCCTTGATGTCGGGGTGTGGCACCACGCGCCCGGTCGGGCGGCGGCCTTCCTGAATCTCCTTCGTCAGCGCCTCGAAGTACGCGCTGATCTCGGGGTAGCGGGCCTCCTCAGCATCGACGAGGGCTTGTACGTCCTCCTCCGACATGCCGGTGGACTCGGCAATCTTCTTGACGCCTGCGCCGTAGGCACGCTGGAACGAGAACTCCTTCGTCTTGGTCCGCTTGTAGTCCCACTCGGGGTCCGCGATGATCTTGCACAGCTCGAACACGCGGTCGTACTCCATGCCTTCCTTCGCTGCGAGGCGCATGCAGTGCATGTCCACACCGGACTTCAAGTCAGCGATGAGGTTCTTGCACAGCGTGAGGATGGCCTGGATGTACACCTCCAGCGACGAGAAGTCCGACTGGCAGATGGACCCGTCATCACCGAAGCGGCTGCTGAACAACAGCTTCACGTCCGACTTCTGGCCCTTGCTCAGGTTCTGCAAGTTCGGGTTCGAGGACGAGAGCCGTGCTGTGACCGTCGAGGTCATGTTCAGCATGTGGTGGATGATGCTGTCCAACTGGACAAGCGTGAGCATCCCCTTGCGTTCGCCCGTCTTTTCGTCCTGGGTCCAGAAGTACGTGCCCAAGTCCTTGGTCATCGACGCGACCTCGGAGAGCGTCTTGAGGAACGGGATGTTGCGGTTCCCCAGTGCCTCGATCACGTCGCTGCTGGTGCTGTACACGCCGGGGTCGGACGGCGACTCCCACTTCGGGTCGGGCGTAGTGAAGCCCTTGAACTCGTACAGGAAGTCCGCGTTCCGCATCTTCGGGCCGCGCTCCAGGTCAGGCACCTTGACCTTCTTGGTCTTGGGCTCACCCTTATTCTTGCCGCCCTTGTAGCGCTCCAGCTCAGGTATCGGAGCACCACCCGCGTCAGCCTGATCCCACTGTGAGCACTCGATGGTCGAGCCATCCGCCAGGACGTAGTGCAGCTCCTCCTTTTGGTAGTAGGTAGGCTGTCCGTCATCGTCGAGCACCGGTTCCCGGCCCGTGTACTTGACCTTGCCGCCGAAGATCAGCGCGCTCTTGTGGAAGCGGCTGTTCCAGTTGAACTCGAGGGGCAGGTCGTCTGGCAGGTACGCCTGGAGTTCGATGAGCTTGGCAGCCAGTTTGGTAGCCAGCTTCTTTTGCAGCTCGTCGCCAAGGGCGCGGTCCACGTACATACCGTTGCGCTCGGCCTCGACGGTGAACATGAGAGCGCCCATGTTCAGCAGGATGCTGCGGAGCTGGCCGGACTGCTTCGCCTTCTCCCACTGCCCACGGAAGATCAGCTCTGTGTTGCCGATGTCGCCGTGCTCGGTTTCGGTCCCGAGCAGGTAGCGCATGAGCAAGTCCTCCGGAATGTCGATCGTCTCGACACCGGCATTCCACAGGGCCTTGACCTCATCGACCTTGACGTTGCCGCCGTAGGCCGGTGCCATTTCGTCCATCGACAGCATGTGGCTCGACTGCTCCATGCCCGCGAGCAGGTACTCCGCGAGCTGGCAGTCCCACACGATCCCGCCGCCGTTCACCCAGTCCATCCAGGCTTCCAGGTTCCTCTCGGCGTGCGAGTTCGGATTCGCCAGCGCGTACAGCAGGTCGAACTTGATGTTGACGCCGACCAGGAGCTTGGTGTCCTGCAGCATCGACGTGAACCAGTCCTCGGGCAACGCCTTGCATGCGGCGATGCGCGCCTCGCGGTCGCCGTCGAGCGGGGCTGCGGCGGGGAAGTACGTGCCGAAAGTGCGCGCACCTTGCTGACGCGAAAATGGGTCGGTGAGTGTTCCCCGACACGCGCCCTGTGCGACGACGTAGTTCTCGGCGGAGAAGGGGTTGGCCTTGCGCTTGTACTCAGTGCGTGTGCTTGTCTCCAAGTCCCACACGGTGTACTTCATCGGCGCTCCTCCACGTGGTAGAGCAAGCCGCCTTCCTCGACATACGAATGGTGGACGCCGAATTGATCCTGGCACCGGAGCACCAACTCGCCGTCGTCGTTGAAGTCCGCCTCCCGGATCATCATGCCCACCAGTTCAGAGGGCATGACTTCGTACCCACGGCGCATTAGCCGAACCTCCACATGGCGACCAGAAGGCCGACGACTTCGACGGCGAACAGGGCGACCTTGAACGTTTCAGCGGCGGTCAATCCTGCACCTCACCTTGAGCCAAGCGTGTCAGGTACTCCTGACTCGGGCTGTAGTCCGGGCAGTTCACCGGGTTGACACGCCGACGTTCAGCGCAGTTAGCGGGCCGTGCGTTGAGGGTTGTCGAGCGCGTACCGGTTACGGGGTCACGCTGGATCGTCTCGACGACGCCATACCAGCAGCGGATACCTGCGCGGCCTTCCTTGCGGTGGTGCTTGCAGTTGACGCAGATGTCCATCAGCGAAAGCTCCCCGGCTGCACAGCGAACTTCGTGTGGAGGTGTTTGTAGAGGGAGAGTTGAGCTGCCTCGTCGAGCACAACCCGGTCGGGTTCGTCGAGAGCGCAGCGATTCAAGGCGGGCTGCTCGAATGCCAGGAGGGACGTACCGTCCTTGCGGGGCAATTCGGTGACAGTGGTTTGGGTGGTGGTCATCAACTGGCTATGCACCAGCGATGGCTGTTGGAGGATGGTGCGATTCATGTATTGCTCCTTGGCTTTGCGCCTCTGGATCGGGTCAAACTGTTGGGTCGTTGAACAGGCTACGGCCTGTGTCGAAGAACACCTCACGCTTCGGGTCTTGCTTGCCCCCGTCGCGTCGCTTCTTGTTCTTGGGCAGGCCGATGAACCGGGTGTTCTCCAGTCCTTCTGCGTGGCTGCGCCCAATGGTGAGAACGAAATCGGCTGCGCCCGCCTTGCCGGTCTTGCTGTTCGCCAGCATCGCCAGGGTGGGGTAGGGCAAGCCGTCTGCCTCCGCGCTCAACTGCGAGGTGGCGATCACCGCGCAGTCGTACTTGACTGCCCAAATGCGGGCACGCTGGTACATGGCTTCGAGGAGCTGGTCGGTGCGTGTGCCGCCGTTGCTTGCGCCCAGGTCAGCCTGCACGTTGTCCAGCATGTCCACCACGACGATGGCCGGGTTCGTGTCCTTCACGATGTCCTCAAGCTGCGTCATGCTGTAGTCGTGGACATCGAACACGAAGAAGATGTCGCGGCCACCCTGGGCCTTGACGTACTCCTCGTAAATCGTCCCGTTCTCGGAGAGCCGGATCAGGCCGGTGGTGTCCTGCTCCAGCACGGCGTTGTAGAACCGCTGCTTGAGCCGCTTGCCCGGACCCTCGTTGTTGAGGACGATGATGTTGCGGTCCTCGCCGGGGAATACCTCGTCCACCTGCCGTGCCATGAAGGACAGCTCGGACGCGAAGAACGACGACTTGCCCGTGTCCACGCGCGCGGCAACGATGCCGAAGTCACCGGAGCGTAGCGGGCGCATTGAGCTGTTGAGGCAAGCCATGCGCCAGTGGAAGCCCCGGTCGTCCTTCTCCTCTTTGAGGATGTCCTCGATGCGGTCGCGGACCTTGGGATGCACCTTCTTGCGGAGCATCCAGTCCTCGTGTCGATCAGCGATGATGCGCAGCGCGGACGTGAGGTCTACCTCCCCGTCGTCGAACTGCTCCAGCATCGACTGCAACTTGGCGGCGGTGGCGACGGAGACGAGGCGTTCGAGGATGCCGTCCTCGGTACCGGGTGGGGCGGGGTGCGCAATCTCCTTGATCGTTGCCCCGTAGATGGCGAGCTGTTCCTGGCTCAGCTTCGGGTGGCGCAGCGCAAAGAACGTCTGGAACTGCACCGGGTCGATGACGTTGACGCCGGGGTTGGCCTTGAAGTACGCGCCGAAGTCAGCGAGGACCGTGCGCGTCTTTGCATCCACCCCGTTCTCGGGCACCGCCCTGTGCAGCCGGTCGTACTGCTCGCGCTTACGCAGCAGCCGAAGCAGCGTTACGTCAAGGCTCAAGCGCGCTGCCCGCGCCGATTGAAGGTGCGTGTGCCGATGGCGTGGTCCGCGATGAACTGTTCGGCGTTCGACTTGTACTCGGACTGGTACAGCGTGAACCAAAAGAACAGCACGCGCACCTGGGCGCGCCACACCTTGCCAGTCCAGCGGGTGCCGACCTTAACGCGGTACTTGGCGAATCGTTTCATGAATCTCCCTGCGTGAGAGCAGCTTGGGATCAGCGCGCGAGACGATGCGCTCGACCTGGACGCCCATGCTGCGGAGTTGATTGATGATTTTCTTGGCGGCTATGACACCGGGCCGCTTGCCTGCCGGGTACTGCCAGTCAGGGTCCAGCCACACGAGCACCCGCCCGCCGCGCTTGAGGATGTCGGTGGCGATGTAGTCGGTGAGCTTGGTCCCCATGAGTGACCACGCTTCTGTGTGCTGGCCCACCCGGTACGCGGACAACAGGTCCTCGGTAAGCACGAGCGGGTCGCCCCGTCCGAACTTGGCGACGAGGCGCTGCCTGTTGACCTTGGGGTTGATGTACTTCGGCTGCCGCCCATCGACTGATCGGGCCTGCCAGTAGACGAGGCTGCCTCGCTCGAATACGGGCACCACCACGCGGCTCGATGGCTCGTGGAGGTACACACCTAGCTTGGCGATGTCGGATCGATCCAGCGACGCTTTGTACAGCCACACGCGGGCCTCGCTCGGCCACGTGTCCACGTCAAAGTTGACCGGCGCGGGGAGGGCGATGCTCTCCTGGAGCGCGTCGTCCACCTCCCGCTCCCGTGCCCGGCGAGCGATACGCTCGGACAGGGATTCGATGGGCTTGTGGACGACGCCCGGCTCGTCGCACCGGAAGCAGTAGGCACGCCAGCGGTCGGCGTCGTGGTGGATCGAGAGAACCTTGCCCGGCCCACACCCGTGCTGGATGCGGGCCGAGCGGCCCTCGTCGAGCGCCTTGGCCTGGTCTAGCCAGTCCTTTGGATCAAGCCAGCGAGACAAGCTCGTTCTGCATGCCCGTCTCGGGGTTGCGCTTCGTGCCTGCCCGCTTGAGGTCGCCCTGTGCGATCAGCGCGTTCACCACGGAGCACACCGAGGCCAGCTTCAAGCCGCCCTCCTTAGCAATCTCCTCGCGGGTGAGCTTGCGCCCGTCGCGCAGGAGGCGAGCAACCACGTCCTTGAGACGTTCCTTGATGCCGCTGGCCTGCACATGGGCATGAGCCGCAGCCTTCGTGCGAGAGTAGACGCTGCCCATCAGGCACGGGCCTCCACGACCTTACGCACAACGTGCTTGGAGACGGTGACGATTTCAACGATGTCGAACTCAGCCCCATCATTGAACGTGCTGCGCGCTTGCGCGGCGGCGGCTTCCGTCGTCTGGTACCGGGACGAGCCGATAGTGCCGTTGCGGGAGATGCGGCACTCGCGGGGCGCCTCGGGTGCCAGCTCGAAACGACGCTCGAAGAAGCCGGCACCCCGGCGATGTCCTTGCAGGTGTACGCGGTAGTCGGTACTGCACGCCGACACGTCCTCCACGACGTACACCGTACCGGCCTCAAGGACGCCCGCAGGGTTGATGCACTTCACCCTGTCGCCCACCTTGAACTTGCGGGGCGGCGGCGCGTACGCAGCCTTGCCGGGGGCGTCGCTCGCCGGCTCGAATCTGTCAGCGAACCACGAAAGGTCGGTCGAGACATACCCGTTGCCCTCGACATCGACATAGATGCCGTTGCCAGACACCGCCGTGATTGTGTAGTACAGGCCCGACATCAGCTTGTTGCCGTCAATGGAACCACGGATGCAGCGCACATTGTCGCCGACTTTGAACTTGTTGCTCATGGCTCAGTTCTCCTCTAAGTCAGGTTGATGAAACGGAATCGGTAGAATTACCGGGTTACAGCTCACCGCCGATGCTGGCGGCTTCTTCCTGCGCTGCCTTGTAGACGGCGAGCGAGTGCTTTGCAGCGAGCGCAGCCTTCACGGTGGCGCCGACTGCCTCCTTCTTGGCGTGCTCGGCCAGCGCAGCGGCGATGTCGGCGCTGTCGGCGGCTAGCTTCGCCTGCTTGTCGGCGGCCCACACGCCAACGCGGAGCGCGGCGCAGTGCGTGCGCACGGCGGCGCGGTGGATGCGGCGAGTTGCTTTGAGAACGATGCCGGAAACGGTCATGGGAGGGATGATGAACAGATGGGTTGCAGCAATTGCGTGGTTCCTGTTCGGCACAGCGGTGCTCCTCGTGCTACCGCTGTACCTGGAGGTCAAGCTGCTGCTATGGGTCGGCGTCGGCTGGTATGCCGACAAGCTGCGTCGTAAGGACGATCAGGCGAACAAGGCGTACCCCTGAGCGTTACGCCACGAGGATGTCGCCCGGTTCGTCGTACGGCTCCTCGCTGCTCTTGCCGTTGGCGTAGCGAGTAACGACGTTGCCCGTCGCCGGGTTCAGCAGCACGAGTTGGCAGTGCGGCTTGGCCTCGGGCACGTACGCCACGAACTTGACCGGGCAGCCCGAGCGGAACTTGAGCGGCTTGCCCGTCAGCGCTGCGAGCAGGTCAAGCGAGGGCGCAGGCGGGGTGACTACCCGGAAGCGCGACTCCAGCCACAGCCCGAGGCACTTGGTGCCCTTGTACACCCAGAGGCGGTCGTCACAGCCTGGGGCGGGCTCTACCTCGTACTCCTCGCCGTGCGTCAGGTCGTTACCGGTGCCTGATGCGTCGATGCACACTGCACGTACGCGCAGCATTTCGTTCGGGAACGCCTGTTTCATGCCGCACCTCGCAGGATGTTGCCGATGGATGCCAGCAGCGAGGACTTCCCAGGCATGCGTCCGGTATGCGGGTGGCCCATGATGGAGTGGCGCAGAATGTGCTGGAGCATGGCTGCGTGCGAGGCGAAGCCTGCGCGACGAGCGAGGGCGTTCTTCTTACGGGTGTACCGCTTCCCGCCACGGCTGCCGCCCACGCTGGCGGTGCTGCGGACGGCGATCATGGGCTCACCCCGACGCCAGCCGAGCGAGGACTTACCGAACGTGGTGCCCTCGGTGTAGGCGTCGATGGCCTCGCCGTTGGCAGCGAAGGCGACGCAGTTGCGGTTACGACGGTGACGCAGGGCCATTAGATAGCCCCCATGGTGTTGCTGGATTGGCGCATTACTGGCTTCTCTCAGGTGGGTGGATTAGCGGCTACCGTCGCGCTCGACGATGGCCGTGTTTCGGTGGATGGCGGGCTCACCGACAAGCCCTGAAACGTGAACGGCGATGACGTGGCCCTCGTCGTCTTCCGTGACGGAAACGCCCGGAACAATCTCGTAGGTCATTTCGTCAGACCCACGGCGCGAGCGAGAGCGGATGCCAGAGCGCGGTTCGCCACGAACGCGGGCGAGTGGCGCGTGACTGCCGTGAGGATGGCCGCGCCAACGTTGCGGGTGGGGCGGGTGGTGGGTTGCTGTGCCGAGTGCTTACGCATTCATGCTCCTATCAGCGGTTGGTGGAAG